ATATAATCTCTCCTTTTAGTTTAATTGAATGGATGACTTACAGGGACTTCCATATATTGAGGTTTCTCTTCTTCTTGAACTTCTAGATTATATCTACTAATAGCTAAAGGTCTACAAGCACATTCAGAACAGACAGAAGTAGTTATTCTCTTCTTTTCTAATTTAAATGATGGCTTTGATTCCATAAGTTTAAATTTCCATAGTTGAAAGATGACTACATCTTTTAAGGTCTTTACTTTCTGAGTAATATCAATTTTACAGTAAAGTTTAGTTAGTGTGCCAAACACTCTTTTGCAAAGGTAACAACATTCCATTATTTACTCCATTTATTAATTATGAACAACAAATAAAAGGGTAAGCTGATGCCTACCCTTATCTGTATTATTCTTCTTCATCCCAATCTATCATACCTCTTAGTGTGTCATTCTCTATCTTTAAAGATGCTACTAAAGCATCCATCTCAAAGATAGCATCATCACTATTTCCGTATTTTTCTATATTCTTTTGAATAGTAGCTTTTTTATAGGATTTGAAACAGTATTCTTTTTCATCCATAGTATATAGACTCCATATTTTAGTTATAAGAACAGAAAAAAGGGTAAGCCATATGTTGACCTACCCTTATTATTAACTCTCTGGATCATAGATATCTGCTACGAGCTTACCTCTCTTCTTTAGTCTGGCGTATAGTTCGCAAAAGCTATCAGTTGAAAATACATCAGGAAAAGAAGATACTAGCCTATCTATTGATTCTACTAGTTCATCAACCATCTTCATATAAGTTAAAGCAGTATCATTAGCCTCCATCTGTAATTTAGATATAACTCTAGAGTTCTCTTCTGATTCGTTGTATTTGACCCATAGGTCTTGATACTTAGCACGCATTCTGCGTATATCAGTCTCAAGAGCATCTTTCTTTGTATTGAGATTAGCACATATCTGTTTGAACTTTGCTATTTCAGATTCAAGCTCTGTTATCTTGATATGATACTCATACAAGAAATAAGCAAGGAACATCATAGCAAAGGTCGCTATTAAGCTCATAGTTACCATTAAAACATCTAACATTATTACACCTCCGTGTGTTATTTATGGACAACAAAAATAGGGGTAAGCTATATTAGCCTACCCCTGTGATTACCACAACCCAATTATGGGAGTCTTTTATGTGGTCTTACGGCATATCACAATCTGGACATCCATCGTGGTGCATATGCAATGGCTCTTTACATAGCTGTCTCTTACCAGCCTCAATGACGGGTTCAGCGACCTTAGAGCTATAATGCAGCGTGTATGCAGATACACCAACGATGAAGTACAAGATATTCATACTGATGGATTTAATAGTGTTAAACATAGTTTACTCCTATGATTAGTTGTGAAGAACATAAAGAAGGGTAAGTGAGGTAGTGTAAAAAAGAAGACAGGCGTTAACCTGTCTACTCTTTAGTTTGATTTACACTCATCACATAACACTAGAACATCTGTTCCATAAGCACATTGCTCATAAGTGGTTTGGTTATCACAACCATCACAATTTGATTCAACGATATCTCCTTGATACTCTTCTCCAGTAAATTGACATACTCTCATTATATACTCCCTATGATTAATTAATTAACAGGTATAAAAGGGTAAGTACTCTGATGTAAGAGTATGGATTAGTATAAGTACTATGCGTGTGTATGTATGTATGATGTGAGTGGATAAGGTGGTGAGTAAGCTTACTGGTGTGTGGGGTATGCGTAGCATAGGGCACGCCAGCTAAGCTCGGGTGGGTGAGAAGTACTGGGCGAGGCACGAGCACATCTAACCCAACCCCCGTATTCAACTCAACGCAATAACCAACCCCTAACCGTAATTAACGGGGGGTGGGTCTATCTCATCTTACTCACATACACTCTAGATATATTTTTTTAATTGAAACTCTCCTATATTCAGCTATGTCAAAGAAGCTAACATATGATATTTTCAACGGGATAAATGGATCTTGGGAAGAGAAGTGTGTAAGTGAAGACGAGTATCTTGAAGAGATGAGTAAACTAGACGTAGAGAAGGAGATCTTAGACGCAGAGCTTGATGTAATAAATACTATTATAGAACAATATTTAAATGACCCAGACACTTGGGAGAGTAGGGATTAACACTAAGTAATATATACAAGTAAGTATATATTACTTCTAGTACTAGAAGGTAAGTAGGGATGGATACTTTAAGAAGAAAAGTAAACAATAGAAATCAGGTATATAAAATATACACGATTGAAGAGGCAGATAAATTAAATATAACGTATCTGCATTGGAAAGAGGCAAACATAGGGGATTATGCTCTTTCCGATGATGGATATGTAGGAAAGTGTATTGGTAGAAAGACATATACCGATAAAAAAGGTAGAGTAAAGACCTTTATTAGACTTTCCTACGGTGCAAACTGGGCGGGTAATACCAATAGGATACAATATCTTGTGAACAGGTCCCATGGTGTCTATACACAAGCCAATCCTACGGGATGGGCAGAACGTGAAGCAAAGAAAACCCGGACTAAGAACCTTGTAAATGCTTATGTAGGACAACTAACTTCTACTAAGCAAGTCGATTATAAGCAATTAGGGTACATATACCGCCCAGATCAACAGAACCCTGCTGCAACAGTTCGCAGGGTACTAAAACAGGAGGTAATAAAGAAGATGGTAGAGAAGAAACTAAGAGAAGTTCTATCTGAAAAGGGGATAAATAGTTCATCAGTACTAGATACGATGCTTGAAGGATTACATATTGCTCGCAATAAACAGGATGTAACCAATATGATTAAGATATCGGATGCTTTTATGGAGTTATTGGAGATGAAACCTAATAAAAAGATAACAACCGATACGCTGCAGCTAGATGTTGCTAGTAATATTGGGGACCTGATAGCGAATGAAGAGAAATCATTAACAATGTCACGCAAGGTAGAAGAAGATGAACCAGCCCAATGACATAAAAGAAAAACTTAAAAGCAATCTTGTGCTGTTTGGAAAGGTCACAATGCCTAATATGTTCTCAGCACCTTCGCCAGACTTCCATTATAAAATAGCAGAATCGCTATTAAATAGGAATCATTCTCAGATAAATATTGTAGCCCCTCGTGGTCATGCCAAATCCTCCATAGTAGGTGGTGTATTTCCTCTTTACCATCTAATGTTTCACGGGGGGCAGAAACTTATAGTGCTGGTATCCAGAACACAAGACCATGCTATTAAATTATTAGGTACAATTAAGGATACCCTTGATTTTTCCTCTAATTTCAGGTCATTATTCGGATATTGGGGACAACATTCAGCTAGACAATGGTCTAAATCAGAGATTGAGCTGAAAGATGGTTCAATGATCATCTGTAAAGGTACAGGACAGCAGTTAAGAGGTATTAAAAAAGGCAATCAAAGACCTACGATGATAATAGTAGACGACCCAGAGGATGAAAATAACACTAAGACAGCAGAAGCAATGGAAGTAAACCTCAGATGGCTACTGCAGTCTGCCGTTCCATCCCTAGACCCTAAGTGCGGCAGGATAGTTATTATTGGTACACCTCAACATCAAAGATGTTTGGTCGAAACTTTGAAGGAGATGAAAGGATGGGAGAATCTTTATTTTGCACCAGACTTGGATAAAAAGATATCTCTATGGGAAGAATGGCATCCTATTGAAAAACTTCAGAAAAAGAAAGAAGAATTAGAATCTATTAACAGAGTATCTGTATTCTACAGAGAATATCTATGTAAGATCATTGGAGATGAGGACCAACTGTTTAAAGAATCATATTTTCAATATTATGCAGGAACGCTACATCATAATGATGATGATGAAGCATATTTGAAGATAACAAAAAGAAATGGCAAGGATGTAGAGGAAACCGTGCCAGTAAATGTGTTTATGGGGGTTGATCCCGCATCGTCTACCAAAAGTACTGCTGATTATTCAACAATAGTCGCAGTTGCTATTGATAACGACAACAATCGATTCCTCTTACCTTACTATCGTAAACGTGCAACCCCCATGAACCTAGCAGACCACATTATTGAGTACTTTAAAATATATAAGCCAGTAAAAGTACGAATTGAGTCTGTTGGTTATCAGGAGATGCTACGAGAGTACGTAAAACAAAGATGTGATGAGGAAAATCTCTTTATATCGGGATTAGAGATACGAGAAAACCCTAGAAATAGCAAATCCTCTAGATTAGAAACGCTTGAACCTTATTTTGCACAGAAAAAAGTTTATATCCAAGAAGATATGCTTGAGATAAAGGATGAGATGCTATTATATCCCAGAGCAAAGCATGATGACCTCCTCGATGGAATGTATTATGCTATGAAGAAAATATATGCTCCATTTCATAAAATAGGACAGGAAGAAGAGACGAAAACGAAGCATTTTACAAAATCTGGACAATTTGACTGGATGACAGCTTAAACTTTACTTAAATTTTAAAGAATAATTATATATATGATAGGACCACATGCCACAAAAACATCCTGAGACTCAATATACTCATGATCTATTTAGCGACTATAGCTCTGCTCGTAAGAGGTGGTCTAGACAAGCTGTAGAAGATTCAGAGTTTCGCTCTGGTAAACAATGGAAAAAAGAACAAGTAAACGCTCTGCGTGCACGAGCACAGGAGCCTTTAGTTGTTAATGTAATACATCCAGCAGTAGAGCAAGCAAAAGCAATGCTTACATCTAATGCACCTAAGTTTCAATCAACAGGAAGGGATACTTCTGATACAAAAGTAGGTAGAATATTCTCCGATTTAATGTCTTGGGTATGGGATATCTCAGTAGGCAATGCAGAATTAAAACGCTGCATAGATGATTATTACGTTAAAGGCATGGGAGTAATGATGTCCTATATTAAGCCTGATGCTGATTTCGGCAGAGGTGAAGTAATGGTTAAGTCTATTGACCCTCTATCTGTATACATTGACCCCGATGCAGAAGATCCATTCTGCAGGGATGCTTCTAACATTGTTGTAGCAAAGCGTATGACAGAGAAAGAATTAATTGAGATGTATCCTGAATTTGAAGAAGCAATCAGGAGTTCTCAGGAAACAAGTCACATAAGTGATTACGATGAGAATAGATTTGGACTATTTGATGAGGAAGTTGTACCACAATCTAGGAAACAAGCATTATTAAATACAGACGATGAGAGAGAGTTAGAAGTATTTGAAAGATATACAAAGGTAAAAACTCCTTATTATAAAATATTTGACCCTTTTCAAAATAGAGAGGTTATCTTAAATGACCCTCAGTATGCTGAGTATCGTGAAGAACCTGCAGTTATAGTAACTACTGCTGATGACCAGCAGATACTTACAGAGTCTCAAGCAGTAAATCAACAGATGCAGATAGCAGAACAGGTTGGTAAAGTATATCATTTAATGCTTGACCCTCAAACTGGTCAGCCTACTCCTATGGCTGGGGAGGAGCATCTCGATTCAGTACCAAATAGTACTGTAAGCATAGACATTATTGACAAAGGAATCCTTATTGATAGTGATAAGATAATGGTTACTAAAGTAATGAATACAAATATTAAACAATGTATCTCAGTTGGAGATGAATATCTCTATTCTATTGTACTTCCAATAGAGGATTATCCAATTGTTCCATTTATGAATGGTCATAATCGTAATCCATATCCTACAAGTGATGTAAGGCTTGTAAGGGGACTGCAAGAATACATTAACAAGATTCGTTCTCTCATCGTTGCTCACGCCAGCTCTTCCACGAACGTCAAGTTGCTTATCCCTCGTGGCTCAATGAACAAAAAACAACTTGAGGAAGAGTGGGCAAAAGCTGGTACGGCTGTAATAGAATTCGATCCTGAATTGGGTCAGCCTATTGTAGCCGGACCAGTACCCTTACCTAATGAGCTTTATAAGAATGAAGCAGATGCAAAGCAGGATATTGAAAGAATATTAGGTATCTATACGTTTATGCAGGGTGATGTAGGTGGAGCACCTCAGACGTTCAAAGGAACTATAGCAATGGATGAGTTTGGACAAAGAAGAATTAACTCAAAGAAAGATGATATTGAAGCATCTTTAAATCAACTAGCGAGATCTGTCGTTGGTTTAATTCAGTTTGTATATCAGAGTGAAAAGACAGTAAGACTGATACAGCCGAATAACAAACCATCTGAAGTAAAAATAAACCAGAATATCTATGATGATGTATCTGGGCAGCTAATTGAAAAGATAAACGATATCACGGTAGGCAAATACGATATAATTGTTGTGTCTGGCTCTACCTTACAATCTAATAGATGGGCTAGATTTGAGTATTATATGGAACTCTATAAATCAGGATTAATCGATCAAACAGAAGTTTTAAAACAAACTGATGTTGCTGATATGGAAGGAGTTTTGGAGAGAGCTGGGCAGATGCAACAATTACAAGGTCAGGTTCAGCAGCAAACTGAACAGATCAAGAAGCTTAAAGGTGACCTCCAGACTGCCCAACGTGAATCAATCCACGACCGTAAAAGAGTTGAAGTTAAAGAGTTCGAGAAAAAATTGGCAAAGGCTGAGGCAAAAGCCGAGATGGCTACACAGCTATACAAGGAAAGAGCCTCAGATGAGCTTAAGAAACTTCGTGAAGAAGTGAAAAAAGCTACCAATACTAAAGTAGGTCTATCATAATAGCGGTTGCTGAAAACAAATCGCAAAGGAGAATAAAATGGCTGAAGTAGCACAAGAAGCAAAAATACAAGTTGATGCTGACCCGTTCGGTTACGGAGTAGAGGATGCACAGGTTCCTGTTGAAGGAGCAGCTATCCCGGCAGGTGATGACGCAACAAACAATCAAATGTTTGATGTGGACACAACTGGAATGTCAATCAACGAAACGCCTGTAGGAGAACAACAGGCTGAGAGTGTGGAGAGTTCTCAAGAACAATCATCTGCAAAAGCAGACCCGAGTAGGTTTGAATACTGGCAAAGTCAGGCAGACAAGGTAAAGGGCGAACTGTCCGCAACCCAGCAGGAGCTATCTTACTATCGTGAGCAAGCTATTCAGGGTGCACAGCAATCTCCCTCCAATGGACAACCTGTTGAGCAAGCTCAAGAGACTTCATTGAAGTCACCCGTCAAACCGGAGAAACCAGTTAACTACAACGAGGTTGATGCGTACAATGACCCCGAAAGTGCGTCTTTTAAGTTCAGATTGCAAAAGGAACAATACCAAGATGATTATATCTCTTTTATTGAAGAAAGGGAGCAGACTCGTGAAACTGAATATGCTAGAAAGTACCAG